ACTATATGGAAATCTCTCCTTTTTAGCACCGCGGAAGAAAAGTGATCCTAATTTTCAAAAATGCCAATATGATCTACTAATTTCATTGTTGTTGATTTAAATATACTTGCGGTGGTATTCTACCACAATATTCATCAAGTTCCATAATTTGATCTATATTCTGATCAGGACCTTGATATTGCCAAAATTCTGCAAGAGCGTTTCTACTATCCTTATGAAAAATATCAATGTGTTCTTCATGAATTGCAGATCCAAGATCTAATCTATAATTGAATAATGGGGTTGAATATCCTTTACCACTATCAAGAATTAAATCTTCAGACACAGCCCTTGGTTTGATGTTTTGATCAATCTTCCAACAAGATCCTCTATTGTGAAGTTTGAAAATCTTTTCTGCATGATGTCTAGTGATTAGATAACATGCAGCAGAAAAATCGTTGATAAATCTGTGGTGCAACTTCAGAGTAATTCCATTTGGATTAATAATTGTAAACTGACAAGTATCAAAATTAATTGGAAGTCTCTTTCTCACTTCTTTCCAAGTAAAGTTCCAATACTTGGCAGTAGAAAGATCAACATCATCTTCCATGATCATGATTTCTGGAAGATCTGTTTCATATAAAAAATATTTGATTGCATTCAAATGAGAAAGAACACAAGCAATCTCACCTTGATTCATGTTATGTGGAATTGTTCCCTTCAAATATGAAGTAGGATCATCTTCTTTACCATCAATACCAGAAATGCGATGATGATCATCAATCTCCCAATAAGTAAATTGATCCTCCATGTATTTCCTACGTTCTGGAAATCTATTAAGATTAATCCAAAGGCATTTAGGAAATTCTTTTAGTTTATATACGGATTTGTTCTTATCCACCAATCTTCTTCCCGTGAATAATACCTCGATTTGCCATATAAGTTTGATTAGTATAATATTCTAGAATTTTTTCTGGAGATATTCTTGACAAATGTTGAAATAGACTTCTGTTTTCTTCGATATGTGGATTATTAAACCAAGAGTTAGAAGTTCTCTTGTGTTCCAAATGATAAACTGCATCATCAATTCTTGCTACATGTGATAGTTGATTGAACCGAAGATACCGTTCATCATCTTCATACCCATACGATACGAAGTTTTCATTCTCCATACCTAAACGAATATATTCTTCGCGGTCAAAGAACTGACAGAACCCATACTTAGCATCCCAAACTTTTGTATCTGTGAATGCTAAAAAGTTAAAATTAGAGTTGATAAAATTGCTTGCTTGATCATCATCAAAAAATATTTGACGCTGATAATCACCATACCCATAAGGATAAACTACCTTGATGGGTTCTGGTTTTGCATCAGGAAATTCTGGATTTGAATACCCATTCAAGATCAAATCTACTGCTTGTCGATAGACATGTTTTGGAAGAATGATGTCACTATCATAGTTGACAACGATTGGCGTTTTAGCCATCAATATCATATCGTTGAGCAACCTTGTTCTATGGAAAACATACTGATCGGTTTCCTCAAACACATGCACAAGATTTTTAAGTTGATCCTCAGTTAATGCTTGTTTAATCTGAGGAAGAACAGATCTTTCAAACGTAGATACACTATCATACTCTTTTACAATGACAGTGGTATCAAAGTTGCGAAGCAAATAGATTAGGGTGGTAATAATATTACGCATCCTATCATCAGTTTCAATTCGCAATGGAATAATAAATGTCGCTTCTTTTAGTGAAATATATTCTTGCTCTAAAACTTCTAATTCCATTAGATTACCTCCCAGTTGTCACAGTATAGATCAGAAGTATCATGTGCTGCAGTATATCCTGTACCAAACCACTTATTTGGTGCAATAATACGCTTATTTTTATTTTCACACAACCAAGATCCCCACCAAGAGAATGAGGAATTAGCAATAATAAAGTCTGTGCATAGTGTCATCATGCACAAATCTGCTAAGTTATCGCCACCCTCAGAGATGAGGAACCTGTCATCAGTAAATACAGTCCCACACCATTCAGGATCGTCAGAAAAAACAATAACGTTACGAGAAGTATCAAATCTGGATAGTGCTTCATCGTAATATTCTTTTGGGCAAGGTGGATGATTGTCGGAGTTTACAAGATAATCTCCACGACGAACATGTAAAGCAATAGGTTCTTCTATGCTATCAATCAGTTCCTTACAAGGACCGTAAATATCATTCTTAAATTGAAAGTCTTCACGAATTTCTTTTTCAATATGAGAAAAATATTTTGTAGTCTGAAGATATCCGTATACATTATGCCCATCTGGCATATTATTGAATAGGTTCTCATCAAATTTAAATGAGGTTTCCTGCACATAAGGTCCAGGAACAACGGCAATGTTTGTAAGACCTGTTAGTTTAAATGCTTCAAACAGCTGATGATCTGTCCAAGGATCTTTGAAGTCGCTAGGTGGAATAGCAAAATCATATCCTCGATGAGCAGCAATACCGCGAAGCCCAGCATACTGAAACATCTGGTTTCCCAGACGACCATTAGATCCTAATCTATTATAAGAAATCGTCATTTAATCACCTCTTTCCAATCTATGACTGTCAGAATCAAAATGCTGTGTAGAAAACTCAAATAATTCTGTATCTTCAAGAGCAAACATTTGATGTCTTAGTTGCCTGTAAATGTGAAATTTATCACCTTTATTCAAAATTATTTCCTTTGCATCTGATATATCATCACTATCAGAATACTTGAGAAGTACTTTTCCACTTTGAATATAAAAAGTTTCGTCTTTTAGTTTATGATAATGCCAAGAACACCTTTTACCTTTTGCAAAGTAAAGAAGTTTTCCACAATATTCTTCAGTATTAACAATCCACTTTTCAAATCCCCATCCCTTTGGAACAAAATTAATCTGCAAAGAATTCATCTGAATTAATCCCCTTATCATCAATGTAAAAATCGCCAGAGGGTTTTCCTAGAAATAATTTATGATATTTGCATCCCCACAATCTCAATTGCAGTTCTGTAATCTCATAAAATCTTGCCTTTGCCAGATCAGCATTATTACTATACCGACCCATTCCTCTGGCAGTTAGATATACGATGTAGTTTCCTTTATCATATAACTTATTTATTTTGTATATTCTATCATAAATTGGAAGCGCACTTGAATAATTACCATCAGTTACTGATGTACAAGATGTACAAATAGTTCCGTCAATATCTATAACATACCTCATTCAAAGCATCTCCTATAAGCATTCCAATAGTCAAGAGTTTCTTTTGGAACAACAGACTCCCACTCGGAAAGATTACGAACTAAATTGAAAGTATTTCTATATCCAATAATTTCCTTTTCAAGATTAGTAATTAAGTCCTGAACATTTCTATCCTGATATACGGATGCTTTGTTGTAGATAACACTGTTTGGAAAATAATGTTGCAAAACATATCCACCCCAAATATCATCCATTCTTCCCACATGAGGAAATACTGAATAGTATGGTATTACTTCTCTAGAGAGGAATGTATTTTGACTATTAAAGGGAGAAATGCTTGTTGATCCATAAGGACCGGGAATATTAAATTTAACAGTTGGTTTTATTGAAAGCCTTGCCATGGCATCAATATCAGGATCACCATCCCAAAGATCTGCCTGAACTAAAACTTTACGATTAATTTTTCCATTATACTGAACTTCTTTACGAAGAGGAACAAGTTCAATTGGATATCCACGATGCCAAACTTGATTATGTTCTGTTACTGATAATGGATCAAAGACACCAAGGTTGGTATCATAAACATCCATTTCAATAGTTTTATTGATTAGAACATTTGTTCCCCATTCATCATAAGGAATATTATCATCATCTACTGTGGATATAACATCGGCACCACGGTTATATGCTTCTACAAATCCAATATTACGACGTTGAATAGACTTCCAACCAATTGTTTCACTTAATTCGGGATATGTTTTTTCTTGATATTCTGGAGAAAGATAGATACAATCCAAATCTTCATATTCTTGATGTGGAGTTTTGGTGTCTCCAACCACAATAAGAGTCCAATCTTCCTTTCTTGAATACTTAATTGTAGCAAGAGTAGGAGAATTAATTGTTGTCGTTACAATATACTTATTCATTTTTTAGTATTTACCCAAACGGCATTTAAATAATCAGATTTTATAAATTCATATTCTTTTGGAAGAAGATTTGAAACTACATCTAAAGAAATAATATTAATCTCAATGATCATCATGTTTGGAGTATGAATATTAAAATCAATTCCCTTTATAACTTTATCCTCAAATCCTTCAACATCAATAGACATCAGGTCAATATTTTTTGGACACCCGTTATCAGACAATATTTTAGAAGTTGGTTGAATTTCTGCTTCTCTACCAATCCAAGCATATCCACGATTACCATGGTCATTAGGAACAAAACTATCACCCAAAAACATTTGTATTTTGTTCGAAATATCTCCGGCAGCAATATTAATAATTTTTAACCTATCAAAATTGTTTAAGTGTGAAATTTTTGCTTCTTCACAATATTCCAACACAGGTTCAATATAAATTCCACTCCACCCAAGATCAAGAAGATCTGCCGTATTGCTACCACACCTAGAAATATTTTTGATTTTATCAAGAGTACCATCGACAATGTTGTCTATGCCATCTAAAGTATGACCAACACCAATTTCAACTAAAAATCCATTATTTTTATTGGGAAAATATTTATTATATAAATCAACAATCCACGGAGATTGGTTTTGAATTTTAAATGAATGCATTATATTAAATAATTTTTGACAAAATGTTTAGTAGTATAGTTACTAATTGCTTTATTATAAGCGTTTTCTCTCATATAGTCAAATTCATCATAATGATTAATAATATGCTCTAATTTTTTATCAAGATCTATTTCATCATCAAAGTACATAAAGTCTTCGTTTGGAGTAAAGAAATATTCAATTGGATTCCAAGGATCCCTTTGACAAAGTATTACACATTTAGAAAATGCTGCTTCAAACATTCTAGATTTTATTTGAGGCATCAGTCCTTTATCAAGATGAGAAAATGCTTTATTTTCCCTTCCTTTTGGAAAAGAATGATATCTTTCGGCATCATTTGGATTTAAACTGCACAGACCATGAACAACAGCAACTTTTGAACTCGCAAGCATTAAAATTTTATCTTTATACGAACATCTGGGAACATTACCCATACTATAATGCCCAAATCTAAAGTTATATTTGGTAAAGACATTTTGTATGTAACTTTGCCAGGGAAGTGCATGAGGAAAACTTCCAAAATATGATACATCAATATTTTTTTCTGTTTCAGGAGGAATCCAATCTTCACTAAATGGAAAAAATACAAATGTTCTATTATCAAAAAGTTCTGCAGTATAGGGGCAAAGTGTTAAAATTGTATCTGCTTTTTCGTGAAGTAGTACATTGTCACCATCAGCAATACAAAAATTTGGTTCCTCCAAAGTTAATGCAACCTTTTCTTTATCATCATAATTTCCTGAGTACAAATCTCTATAAAAATCAGCCATAAAGAGATAACAATCCTTACCAACATCTTCATACTTTTCAAAATTCATATAGTATAAAGGATCTTCAGTCAAACCATTTTCCGGTCTAACAAAATTTAAAACTTTCATAAAACCTCTTTAATATCTTCTTGAGTCAAAATATAAACTCCCATATGCTGAACTGATTTAGAAGCAAGATAAACTGCCTTCGGTATGGTACTATTTAAATCTCTAGTATGTAGATAAAAATAACAAAGGGTTGCTAGAAAAACATCCCCAGCACCAGTAACATCAAACACATCTACTTGAGGGGAAAGATATATATTATCTTTCCACTTTGCGCCCAGTTTACCCATTGTGACGACCAGTTCACAATTTGGAGGGAGACTCTTCATTTTATTTTCCTCATCATTATTAATCTTGATGATAGAGTTGTTAAAGTGTTTTAAATCTGGGTTTTTGCTGTCTACAAAAATAGGTCCATTGAACGTTTCACACAAAGCGCCAATACTTTCAAGATTGAGAATACCTTTGCAATAATCAGATATGACTATGGCATCATACTTTTTACAGTCTGGTATTTCTGCAGAATCTACCTGATGTCCCACATCTTCACGTAAAAGTAATTGATTTGATTTGGTATCAACAAATCTCTTTTTAATTAGTTGTTCAGGATCATTTGTAATGAAATCAACTTCAATACCATAAGAAAGTAAATTCTCCCTTACATTCGCAGCCATTCCTGGACGAACTTCTTCTGCTCTGTAATCAAATACGGCAACAGGTGCCTCCGCACATAATCTGTCGCAGACACCATAATGGTAGATATCTTTACAGGACTCACCGATAAGTAAGACCTTGAAGTGTTTTTGTTGTGGAATATTCTCCAACTCTGTCAAAAAACCGAACTGTCTTGGCATACTGCTCACCTACAACCTCTTTACCTTTCCAATCAGATCCTACAATCATTATATCAGGTGCAATAGATTTTAGCAAATTTTCTAAGTCTTCTTTGCTATCAAAAATATGTACAACATCAATATATCGAATTGCTTCTAGAGTTTGAGATCTATCACTCTGAGAAAAAATAGGTCTCTCTGGTCCTTTCATTTCTGACACTCTTTTATCAGAATCAATAGCAACAATCAGATAATCGCCAAGAGACTTAGCGTATTTGAATAGTTGAATGTGTCCCGGATGAAGAACATCAAAACATCCATTTACAAAAATAATTTTCACTTTTCTCCCATAACCATGAAAGAGTTATTCAAATCTATTCCAGAAACAAATACATTCTTATATCCATGATCAAGCATATACTGATAAATCATTTTTGGATTGAATGAGTGTTTATGCTTTCTGTTATTCCAAGGTCTCCAATACTTCTGACTAAAATCTGGAAGATAAAGAAATAAGACTCAACCATCCA